TGTCAACACTAATAATAAATCTTTTTCATCTTCTCTCTGACTAATACCTTCTCTTAAATTATGTAACAAATTTGAACCAAATGTTGGTGGCAATGGAGATTTACTTTGCATTGTAAATTTTATCAATGGAGGTAAAAATTGCATCCATTTAGCAACATCATGTTCTGTTAATATTATTTCATCTTTTGTTTTTGATAAATAAACCATTTTTTCTTTAAATTTACGTTTTATTTCTAATTCTTTTAAATAATCATCTATTACTATAATCATTCGTTCTACAATTGTATTTATTGATTCTTGTTCTTTTTTCTTTTTCATTTCTGATAATACATTCCAAGGGCGACCCAACCCAGAGTTGCGTATATCATAAGCAACACATGCAATATATTTTAAAGATGAATTATCACCTTTACCGTGAAAAGGATACCCATCAAAAGAACGAACACATCCTGGATGGGTTTTGTTAGTTACTACGGATGGTATAGATGTTTGTATTGCAACTAAAAATGCGCCTAATGTATAATAAAAAAGTTGATAATCACATAAATCTTGATATAAAACTACTTTTTTACCACGCTTTTCATTTTCGGTTTGAATTTTTTTATGTGTTTTTTCATCAACATGTGTTTTTGAAAATGCATTACTTACTATATTTATAATAAATTCCATTTGAGTATTAATATTTATACTCATCGCCAATGCCAAATTATTTACTATATTATAAATCATTTTAGATTGTTCAGTTTGAAATATTGGATTTTGGGATGTTAAAGCAGATATAATTTTATTACCTGCACTATCTTCTAATACTGCACGAGTTGATATTTTGTATCCTTCATCATATCCTTCTTCAAAATCAAACTCAGTTGAAATAATAGTAATACCAGTATATTTATCTATCCATAAATCTCCACCTTCCTCAGTTGTACCAATGTCACTTTTTATTTTATCTAAAACATTTTTATATTCTTCTGGTCCTTTTGTATATGCATATGCTAAAGATAATTTAAATGTTGGTAATAATTTAACACTTGTTTTATTGCAATATAACCAATGATCTGTTTCAATTTCATTTACTACATTCAAAACACCTATAATGGCTTTTCTAGTAAATTTTTCACAAAACCGAATAGTATCATGTTGAATTTTTACAAAATCACTTTGTTCCATTATAATATTTAATAATTGAGCATAAGGGGATACCAGTAATGGTATTGTGTTTTCATCTGAATTCATACCTAATTTGTATTTTTGATTGTTATATTTTAAAAATTGATGATCATCTATTTTGGAAATATTTGAAATAATAGATTGGAAATAGTCAAATTTTGCACGTATAATAGCTGCGGTCTCTTCTTTAGATAATTTGTATTTTGTGTCAAATTCATTTATAACATCTCTCAACAATTTTGTTTTAATATTAGATTGATCTTTATTTATTGGTTCACATTGTTCATCTGCAGTACTTATACAATTTTCTTGTAAATTGCATAATAGAGAAGTATCAACTGTATTTATATTTATATTTATATCATCTTCATTGAGTGATTTATCTAATATCCATTTGTCATGTTTACGAATATAATAATCAATTTCATCCGAAAATTGTTCATTATACCCTTTATATAAAATTGCAAATTGGCCTTCTAATACTTTTTTACTACCTGTTACCAAAGTTTCAGCCAAATATTCTGCATCATATTCTTTCATTTTCTTTTTATCCATCAAATCTTTTACAATAAAATGCTCTAATTGGGTGTCATCCATAGTAATTAATTGTTTTGAATAATTCTCTTCTAATACATTATAATTTGTTTTATCATATTTTTTATCAAAATAAATACTTATATTATTATCGTCTTCTAATGCTTCAATACTAGTATAATATTTTGCAACAATAATATTTTGACATTTTTCCTCTATCTCATAATCATCTTTACTTTTACTTTTACTTTTACTTTTACTTTTACTTTTACTTTTACTGTGTTCTTCATCTTCATCTTCATCTATGTTATTTTTATCAAAAAAAGCTTCTAAATTTTTTGGAATCATAAGAGATAAATTTTGCAAAGCAATTGTGGCAGTATATAATCGCGCACAATCTTTCATAATAATTTTTCGTAATAATTCTGAATTTGTGTATATTCGCTCTACATCATCTATCTTATATCCATCATGTAAAACAGATACATATAATTCTATACTGCTACCTTCTGATTTTTTAGGTTTTATTATATTTATAATAGACAAATCTTTTTTATCAACCGCAATAGATGCGGTTTTTTTATTTGAAATCATACGAAATTGTCCTTCATGTTTTATAAAATTGCTATTATAATTTTTAATTTCTTCATCAATAAATTGAGTTATTTCTTTATATTGCATAAAAGTTAAATCATCATTATAAATAAGAAAAGGTTCTAAATAGGACACTATTTCTATAATAGATAATTTACCACGAATATATTTTTTCATCAAATTGAATAATATTCTTGTTTTAGGTATAATAATATTTGTGAATTGATTATATATTTGTTCTTTTGTTTTTATATTGTCTTCCCTATCTGACACAATATTTAATATATATTGTTTAATATTATTTGCAAAATTATCTTCTGTAAAATCAAATTCGGCATCTATATTATCAATATATTGTTTAAGAATCGGAGTTTTTCTTTTTAATAATTCCCAATAATGACAAAAATTAGTATTTAAATTTGCACGATCTAAAATGGTTGTTCCTGGCAAATTTACTTTTGAAAAACGTATTACCTCTTCCGGTAAAGTTATAAAAGAATTAATAGACATGACATCATTTTCACTAATTTCTTTTCTTTTTACAAACATTGTTGAACTTGTAGAATTAATAATATCTAATTTAGTTAATGAAGTATTGTATTTTTCTAGAAAAAAATATTTTCTACGTATAGCATTTTTGGTAAAAACAGATGAACATATATCGCCTAAATTATCAACAATTGTATTTATATCAGTATTCACTGCTTTATTAATTATAATTTCGGATGTTTCATATTCAGTATCATGTATGTCTTCAAATGGTGTTAATAATGGATTTAAAGAATTATATAAAGCCGAATACATATTTTGGTCTTCAGATGAATCATTTGATTGATAATTTGATATAACTTCAGTAATTTTATTTAATTCATCAAATAAATCAAGACAATCAATATCAGTATATTTTTTTTCACTTTCTTCTATATGGTATATTTTTTTTATATTTTTAACTACTGGCAAAATCCAATACAAATTAATATTTAAATTTTTAAAATATTCATGCAACGGTTTGTAAGTAGCTGATTTTATTAATGGCGATTCTACATTTCCATCATCATTAAAAACTGAAAATTTCTCTCTTAATTGTTTAAATCTTTCTATTTTGGTATGAATATCATTCATGACTTTTTGTGTACGTTGACTTGTAGGAATAATTGTTAACATTTCATCTAATAAATCTGTTAATTGTGATTCTAAACTATATCTTTGAAATTTCTTGGAAATTTCTACATATTCTATAACAGGACCATATACTTCATCCCCAAAACTAATTTCATCCGCTTTAATAATTTGTTCTCTCAATTTAGCTTTGATATTTGGGGCAGTTGTTTTTAATTCAAATTCTTCTTTAGATATAAAATCTATATCATATTCAAGGTCATCTATATCTTCTTCATCAAGTTTCTCTGGACTTTTCTCTGGACTTTTCTCCCGTCTTTTATCATCTTCTGTATCTTTATCTTCATCATCTTCATCATCTTTTTCTTCTTTATCTTCTTTTTCTTCTTCTTCATCTTCTTCTTCATCTTCCTTAATTCTTTTCAAACTAGATGGTTTCTCTCTTATTTCAATTTTTGAAATAGGTAAATCTTCTGGAATCCCTTTATAATCAAAATTTATATATAAAGTTTCACCATCTAATGTTTTAATTTCAATCATGTCCTCTTCCAAATTTGTAATTTGACCAGTTATTATTTGTGGCCTATCACCATCTATAGTAATATTAATCCATACGCCAGTAACTAATCCATTTTGTGGTGCATAACCACGTACTACACTTTTTTTTAATATTGCTATTTGAGTAATACCATTGCCAATAATTTTATTTTGTATATCTAAAACAATTTCATCTAAAGTTTTGGTGTTAATTAATGTTATTTTTTTATTATCTATATATTTTATATAAAAAACATTATTATTCAATACATCATTATCTGGAGCTGTAATTTGTATAAAATATCCTAAATTTAATTCTATACTAATATCATTTAATTCTTCTTCTTCAGACATATGTTCTATAATTATGTTAGAATTTTTATACTTAAATATCTTTAATTAGTTTTATTTTTATTTTTATTTTTATTTTTGAATTATACATAAAAAATAAAAAAATATAATAAAAAATAGAATATACTTATGTCATCTGTTTATTTAGACCCACGTGTTTGGGGACCTCATTATTGGTTTTTTTTACATACTGTAGCAATAACATATCCAAATTATCCAAATAGTGTAACAAAAAAAAAATATTATGAATTTATACAAAATTTGCCATTATTTCTTCCTGTAGATGAAATTTCTAAAAATTTTAGCAAATTAATTGATGAATATCCTATAACCCCTTATTTAGATAATAGAGATTCTTTTATGAGATGGATGCATTTTATTCATAATAAAATAAATGAACAATTGGAAAAACCCAAAATTTCTTTTCAAGATTATTTATTTCAATATTATCATAAATATAAAAAAAATAGCGAGAAAGTAGCAAAATATTATAAATTACTTCACAAAATAGTATATTTTAGTATTATTATTATTATTATCGGTTGTATTTATTATTGTTTAAAATATTAATTATTATTGATAATTATTGATAATTATTGATTATTATTGATTATTATTGATATAAGTTAAAAATATTAAATATAAGATATTTATTTAATATAATTATTTAAATAATATGAACAATATATCCACTTTATCTACTTCATCAACTTCTACATTTAGTTCTATGTCCCAAAATATTATAAATAAATCATTAAATATTTGTAATAATTGTGGTAAAACTGGACATTCTTTTTATAGTTGTAAAATGCCAATTACAAGTTATGGTATTATTTTGTTTCGTAAATATAATGGAACTTTGCAATATCTTATGATAAGAAGAAAAAATAGTTTTGGATATATAGATTTTATTAGAGGTAAATATTCTCCTTATAATATTTTTCAATTACAAAATATTGTAGATGAAATGTCTTTAGAAGAAAAAGAAAAAATCATGACATATTCATTTTATGATTTATGGAAAGATATGTGGGGAAGTGCAAATAATCTTCAATATAAAAATGAAGAATATTCCTCATTAAAAAAAAAAGAAATTATAACGGATTGTGTATGTGTTGATAACAAAATAATTACTTTAAAAGATATAATAAATAATAGTAAAACAAATTGGATTGAGACAGAATGGGAATTTCCAAAAGGTCGTCGTAATTTAAAAGAAAAAGATTTTATATGTGCAATAAGAGAATTTGAAGAAGAAACCGGAATACCAAGTTCTAGTATTGAAGTTATTGAAAATATATTACCATTTGAAGAAACTTTTATAGGTACAAATCATAAATCTTATAAACATAAATATTTTATAGCTTGTGCAAAAAAAGATACAATAAATTTAAATAATTTTCAAATTTCTGAAGTAAGCAAAATAGAATGGAAAACATTGGATGAATGTTTAAACATAATTAGGCCTTATAATTTAGAGAAAAAAAATTTAATTAAAAATATTAATAATGTATTACAAGAATTTAGATTATATTCATAATATATAATTATATTATATTATATGAGTAAAATTGATTTACATTCTCCAATAGATACCCAAAGTGGTCCGGCGACACCCCTTAAAGTTGATTCTGACCCTGTTCCTAAACCATCACCGGCAACACCCCTTAAAGTTGATTCTGACCCTGTTCCTAAACCATCACCGGCAACACCCCTTAAAGTTGATTCTGACCTTGATACCATATCTAGTAAAAGTTATATAACACAACCATCAACACCCCTTGAAAGTGTTCTTGATCTTACATCTGATCCTAAATCTGATCTTACATCTGATCCTAAATCTGACTCTGATTCTGCATTAAAAATAATTTCACTTACTGATACTGATACTATATCTACTAAATCTGATCCTGATTCTGATCCTAAATCTGATCCTAAATCTGATCCTAAATCTGATCCTAAATCTGACTCTGATTCTGCATTAAAAATAATTTCACTTACTGATACCATATCTACTAAAAGTGATACTAATAGTACTAATGATACTGATGACATGGATGATATTGATTTGAAATTAACATCTGAAGAAATGGCTAATCCAGAATTATTATTAAAAACTCAATTTGAAACATTAAATTGCACAAATGAAAATTATTATTCTAAAGATTGTAATAAATTTTTATTAAAAAAAGAATTAATAGAGAGAAATTATTTAAAAGATCATCCTGATGAAAATGAACATTTATATCCTAATTTAAATGATGAATTATTTAATGTTAAAATTGCAAAAAAAAAAGAATTTAATGATACCAAATATGATGGCGTTATTTATGATGATATAAAAGAACAAGCCGATATTTTAGCCAAAACGGATTTTGAACTCTCTCCGCATCAAGCATTTGTAAAAAATTTTTTATCATTTCAAACACCTTATAGTAGTTTATTGCTTTTTCATGGGTTAGGTACAGGAAAAACATGTAGTGCAATTGGTGTATGTGAAGAGATGCGTGATTATATGAAACAAGTTGGGATAACAAAAAAAATTATTATTGTTGCTTCTGAAAATGTACAAGATAATTTTAAATTACAATTATTTGATGAGAGAAAATTAGTAGAAATAGATGGTATATGGAATATTAAATCATGTATTGGAAATAAGTTATTGAAAGAAGTAAATCCAATAAATATGAAAAAAATGCCTAGAGAAAAAGTAATTAGTCAAATTAAAAATCTTATAAGTACTTATTATATTTTTCTTGGATATATACAATTTGCAAATTATATTATTAAAACAGTGAATTATACAGATGAAGATAGAAAACAATATAGACAAGAAATGAAAGAAAAAAAAAACATGGGTCTACAAGCAGATAAAGTAGATAAAGCACAAATAAGATTATTAAAACAATTGAATATTGAAATAAATAGTACTACTATTCGCAGGTTGCGTAATGAATTTGATGATAGATTGATTGTTATTGATGAAGTGCATAATATTCGTAAAACAGAAGAAAATGATAATAAAAAAGTGGCAGTCAATGTGGAATTACTTGCAAATGTATGTTATAATATGCGTTTTCTTCTTCTCTCTGCAACGCCAATGTACAATAGTTATAAAGAAATTATTTGGTTGTTAAATTTAATGAATATGAATGATAAACGGGGAAAAATAGATGTTAAACATATATTTGATAAAAAAGGCAATTTTAAATCAGAAGGTAGAGACATATTAATAAGAAAAGCTACTGGATATATTTCATTTGTAAGAGGAGAGAATCCATATACATTTCCTTATAGAGTGTATCCTAGCGAATTTGCACAACATCTCACATTTCAAAGCAGACATTTTAAGTATCCATTATATCAAATGAATCTTAAAAAAATAAAACCTGAAGATAGAAAGAACCGAGTTTTAAGTTTATATCTTCATGAAATTGGCAATTCGGATGGAAATGGTAAATATCAACATATGGTTTATAAATATATTATTTATTGTTTACGACATAAAAGTTTTGCGATTACAACAAAAGAAGGAGAACGTAGAGATATGCCTGATTTTGAAAATATGGAATCTTTTGGTTATAATTTATTGAAACAACCATTAGAATCATTAATTATATCATATCCTATTGAAGGATTAGAAGAAGTTGTTGACAAAATTCCAGAAGAAGTATTTTCTGAAGTATATAGTCCTAGTTTTTCAGATATGGAACCAATTGAAAAAGAAGTTGAAGATAAACCTGGAATTATAGATTCTCTTGCTGATACAGGCGAAATGACAGAACCAATAATAAAAACGGTATTACCTAGTGAAATTATAGAAATTGAAAAAGAAGTTGAAAAAGAAATTACAAGTCCAATTTTATCTACTATTGTTAAAGGTATTGAAAGTCTTGAAAGTCTTGACCATACACCAACTTTTAAATTGAAACCGGAAATAATTAAACCAATAATTACTGCAATGATTGAAGACCCACCACAACCACCACAGAAACAAAAAAGATGTCCTAATGGTGAAAGACGTAACAAAAAAACAGGAGAATGTGAAAAAATAAAAAAAACAATAAAAGGTGGTTCAAAAATAGGTCGTAGTATTGAATATGAAGAAGATGAAAGCGATGCGGATGATGATGAGGATGCGGATGATGGTAAAGTCTCTTTAAATATAATGCCAGAAGTTTTAACCGGAAAAATTGGTTTAAAAAGAATGATGAAATATGTAGATACCTCACAATTAAAAGGTGATTTTGAATATAAAAAAGATACTTTAGAAAATTATGGTCGTATTTTTGCGTATGACAAAATTGGTAATTTTAGTATTAAAATTAAATCTATATTAGATAATATATATAATCCATCTACTAAGGTTGTTTCTGAAGGAATTATTTTAATTTATTCTCAATATATTGATAGTGGATTAATTCCAATGGCATTAGCATTAGAAGAATATGGATTTACACGTTATGGTAAAAGTAAAGCGTTATTTAAAACGTCTTCAGAGAAAAAAAAATCAATTATAACAGGAAATTATTGCATGATTACAGGAGAGACTAGAATATCTCCAAATAATGAAGAGGAAGTTAAAATACTAACAAATGAAGATAATAAAAATGGTAATAAAGTCAAAGTAGTATTAATATCTAAAGCAGGTTCAGAAGGTATAGATTTTAAATATATTCGTCAAGTGCATATATTAGAACCTTGGTATAACATGAATCGTATAGAACAAGTGATTGGACGTGCTGTAAGAAATTTCTCTCATAAAGATTTAGAATTTGAAAAAAGAAATGTACAAATTTTTATGCATGGTACTATATTAGAAAATAATAAAGAAGAAGCCGCGGATTTATATGTTTATAGAGTAGCGGAATTTAAAGCAATACAAATCGGTAAAATAACTAGAATATTAAAAGAAACTGCTGTAGATTGTATAGTGAATCATGCGCAAACAAATTTTACACAAATCAGTATGAATAAACCTGTTATGCAAATTCTCTCTAATGGAATGGTATTAGATAAATTTAATGTAGGAGATGCTCCTTTTTCACCTTCATGCGATTATATGGCAGAATGCAATTATAATTGTAAACCATCAAAAGAGTTTACTGAAGACGAATTATTATTGGATACTTATAATGAAAATTTTGTTATGATGAATGCAGAAAAAATATTACAACGTATTAGAATGCTTATGAAAGAAGCTTTTTTTTATAAAAAAGAATCAATAATAAAATTTATTCGTGCACAAAAAGAGTATCCATTAATTCAAATTTATGCTGCATTGACAAAATTAATTGAAGATGAAACTGAATTTATTACAGATAAATATAATAGAAATGGTCGTTTAATTAATGTTGGAAATTATTATTTATTTCAACCATTAGAGTTAACTGATAAAAAAATTTCCATGTTTGATAGATCTGTACCCCTTGATTATAAACATAGTAATATAAGTATTGAAATTAATAAAGAAAAATTAAAAGAAAAACAACAGAAACCTTTACATATGATTAAAGAAAATAAAGGTAAACAAATATTAGATGAAATAAAAGCTAATTATGATATATCACTAAAATATTCTAGAGAGAAAATAAAAATTAATGGAAAAGATGATTGGTATAAACAATTTGGAAATATCACAAATCATATTATTACAGATTTTCCAGAAGCAGAAGAATACATTACAGAAGCATTATTCTCTCATATGATAGAAATGTTAATATTTGAAGATAAATTAGAATTAATGAATTATATTTATTCTTTAAATTCTGAAGCAATTCAAGTAAATAGTCCTGAATGGTATATAAAAAAATATATTGAACAAAATACAATACCAACTAAGGAGGGTTATCTTATTTTTCTTATGTATAAATTAAATGAACAAAATATTGAACAAAAAATTGAACAACAAATAATGAAATTACAAGAAGGAAAATGGATAAATATAAGACCTTCAGAAAAAGGCACTATTGAAAGCCAATTAAAAAGAACATTAAACCTTAAAAACACAAATGATATTGTTGGTTTTATAGGATATACAAAAGATAATACATTACTTACATTTAAAACTAAAGATATGATTGGTAAAAGAAATAATGGTGCAAGATGTGATGAATCTGGAAAAGCTAATATTATTAAAAAATTAAATAAAATTCTTGGTGAAGAAAAATATACTTCAGAAAATACAAAAAAACAAAATAGTGCAATAGGAGATAAAGGGTTGTGTATTATTCAAGAATTTATGTTACGATATTTTCAGCATATTAAAAAAGATGAAAAAAAATGGTTTCTTACACCTGAACTAGCAATATTTCATAATATTTATACTATATGGTAATATAAAGATAATAATAATAATATAATGGTACTATAATGATAATAATGATAATAATAATAATATAAAGATAATAAAGATATTTAAATATAAAATTGAGAATATATTTAAAATAATATTTAAAGATATAAAAAGATATAATTATTTATATATAGTATCAACATGGAAAAATCTATGAAACCAAGTAAACACGGAATGAAAAAAAAACAACAACAATTGCAAACTATTTATTCTAAATGTTTAATTACCAGAAAAATTATGTTGCCAATTACATCTATTGGTAAGAATTTATATCAAACAATTGATGCAAATATAAAACATATGTTTGAAAGTAAATGTGTTATTGAAGGATATATTAAAGGTAATTCATCTAAGGTAATTACATATTCTAGCGGTATTATTGAAAGAGGTAATATTATTTCATTTGAAGTTGTATTTGAATGTGAGGTTTGTTTTCCAATAGAAGGAATGTTAATAAAATGTAAAGTTAAAAATATAACAAAAGCAGGTATTACAGCATATAGTGATACAGAATTTCCATCTCCAATATTAGTATTTATTGCAAAAGATCATCATACAACATCTAGTCATTTTGCAAATATTAAAGAAGATGAGACTATTAGAGTTAAAGTAATTGGTCAAAGATTTGAATTGAATGATAAATATATTTCTATTATTGGAGAATTAAAAGAAGATAGAGAAGACAGGGAAGAATTTAAAAAATCTAGTATTACTTTTCTATAAAAAACAATAATACAAAATAATACAAAATAATACAAAATAATACAAAATAATACAAAATAATAAAAGAATTTAAAAATATTTTTTTAAATTAAATAAACTATGTTGGATGAATTTGAAAATACAAATATAGATACAAATACAAATATAGATACAAATATAGATATAGATTCTTTAAAATCAGAAACAACTTTAAATTATATTTGTAATACTATTGAAGAAATGAATAAATTTAATCAAGTAGAAGTATTAAGAATTTTAAAAAAAGAAAATGAATATATTTTGAATGAAAATAAATATGGTATTCATGTAAACTTGACAGAATTAAAAAAAGAAACATTAATAGAATTAATACAATACATAAATTATGTAAATACACAAGAACAAACTTTAAATACTATTGAACAACAAAAAGAAGATTATAGAAATACATATTTTTCAAAAGATATAAAGACTACCTCAAAATAATATTATTATTGCACAATTTGTATGCAAAATACAGAAACAAATAATGCAACTATTTTAGATAAATTGCAACCATTTATGCATCCAATCATTTTAACAAAAAATAAAGTAGCAGAAACAATAAAAGTAGCAGAGAAAAAAATAATTACTACAAATAATACTCAAAATACTCAAAATACTCAAAATATTATAAATAATGATAAAGATTTATATATTCCAAAACAAGAAGATACTCTTTTTTGGTGTTTTTATATTATTGTTAATGGAGAGACAATTTATGAATCTAATTTTTTTAATGCAAATATTAATTTTTGTTCTAGTTTTTCTAAAAATAGTAAAACTGGTTTAATTGCAAAACAATTAAAAATTGATTTTATTGAAAAAATGAGAAAAAATAAACTTGTTATAAAAAAATATAAATTTGATACTTTGACAAATATTGAAAATAATTTATTAAATGATAATAAAATCACGTACAAAACTTTTCTCTCTTTATGTTTAATTGAAAATATTAATATTATTTATGTAAGTAAAAAGTTTTATATTGACCTTTTTTTATATGAAAATCAAAATCAAAATCAAACACAAGAACAACATGAGTCACCAAAAACATATATTATTCAAGAAATTTCTAGAGAGAATTATGGATATAAATTGGCTACAGAAGAAAGTATAGATAAAATTAGAAATACTTTATATAAGATTGAATTGGATGCTATTAATAAACCAATTAAAGCCATATCAGCATACAAACTTAATGAGTTGGTTCATATTTGTAAAAAATTAGATATTGAAATAATGAATAAAGAAACGAATAAACAATTTATTAAAAATGATATTTATCAATTAGTTGTTGCATATTTTAAATAAAATTGAACTTAATATAAAAATATATCAATATATTAAATATACAGTTAATATAATGAGTGCTTCTGAAGAATTTTCATCTATTAATATTAGTAATCCCAAACTTGAATCAATTTTTGAATCATTAAGTGAAAAAAATAGAAAAGAAATTTTTGATTTGAAAAAAGATAAACAAATTGCTATTTTAGAAGATATTTCTAATAAAGAACTTGAAGCAATCTATCAAGAACAAAACCAAAAAAATAAAAATCTATTAGATGTCGCTAAAATAACATCTAAATATGCAACTTTGAAAAAAATGCTAAAAGAAAAACAAGAAGGAGAAAAAGAAGGAGAAAAAGAAGGAGAAAAAAAAGGAGAAAAAAAAGAAAAAAAAGAAAAAAAAGAAAAAAAAGAACCAAAGGAACCAAAGGAACCAAAGGAATCAAAGGAATCAAAAGAACCAAAAGAAAAAAAGAGAGAAAAAGAAGAAGAACAAAAAGCAGATGTAGTGGTTCCTATTGTATCTGAACCCGCAAAAATAGAGAAACTAAAAGAACCTGAGGTAGAAGCAAAAAAACAAAACAGAACACCGCCAACTTCAGTATCTTTACAAAAACAATTGGATAAATTAATTACAGATTTTTATGAAAAAGAGTTATATAAATATGATAAACATAAAACACATGAGTTGGAAGTAAGATTTGGAACTAAAAGTGCAAAAGATAGAAGAAGACCAAAAGTATTTACAAAAATTGATTATGACAATGTTATTAAAAAATTATTATCTTCTCAATTTAAAGTAAAAGGAGGGAATGTTGCTGGAGAGAATTATTTACGTATTAATTGTGAATATATTTCTAATTCAGGAGAACGTCGTAGGTCAGATATTAGAACAGAAATTAAAGGATTACATAATATTCAAGAATATTGTAGAACAAATGACATAAAAAAAATACAAACAGAAAGTAGTAATAGTGTTAGTTTTATTAGTAAAAAAAATGCAACTATAAATGAACAAAGAGTATATCCTATAGATTTTGATGATTTTAATTTTCGTGTTGCATTACAAATAGAAGAAAAAGCATCTCCAGGTCTTGTAACTGGAACAATAGATAATTGGGAAAAATCAAAAAAAATTTTTAGATATTTAAATAGAGTTTCTTTTAGTCATGAAGACCATCCATTTATTATAGATGTTAGTATTACTAAAATGGGAAATAGAGAACTTAGTAATACTATATCAGAATCCAATGTATTTCAAAATTTAGAAACATATGAATTTGAAATAGAAATTGATAATACAAAAATTGGTCTTGGTAGAAATTTTAATAATCCTAAATCTATTTTAGATTCTCTTAGAAAAGTGATTAAAATTATTTTAGGTGGATTACAAGGAACAAATTATCCTATTTCATATACAGAACAAAATGATATTTTACATAAACACATGAAATTAATTTTAGGGGAAGCATATGATCCATCAAAATATATTACTAGTAAAAATTTTATTGGGCCAAATTCTGTAACACTCCAAATAGCAAATATTGCAGAGCGAGTGAAAGATGAAGATAATAATACACCCAATATAAGAAAAAGTTTTTTAGTAACAGATAAAGCAGATGGGGACCGTCATTTAATGTATATTTCAGACACAGGCAAAATATATTTAATTAATACTAGTATGAATATTATTTTTACAGGTGCCAAAACATTAGAAAAAAGGTGTTTTAATACAATACTAGATGGAGAGTTAATTAAACATGATAAATATAATAATTTTATAAATTTATATATGGCATTTGATATTTATTATTTAAACAAACATGATATAAGAGCACTTCCATTTGTAAAACGTAGAGAAGAAGATAAAATAGATTCAAGATATCAATTATTATCTGAGTTTTTGAGAAATATAAATCCAGTTTCTGTAACAAATGCTCCTGTTGTAGATAAAGACAAATCAATTAAAGAAACGCATCATCCAGATGATTTAATGTCTCCTATTAGGATACAAGTAAAAGAATTTTATCCAAATAATAGAGAAAATATATTTCAAGGTTGTGCTCAAATATTAACAAAACAAAAAGATGAATTATTTGAATATAATACGGATGGTCTTATATTTACTCATAAATATTATGGTGTAGGTTCAAATAAAGAAGGGAGTGCAGGAGATAAACGAAGAATTACATGGGAATATTCATTTAAATGGAAACCTCCACAATTTAATACAATTGATTTCTTAGTTACAACAGTAAAAGAAAGAAATAATAATGATGTTGTAAAATCAATATTTGTAGATGGTATGGATTTACAAAAAACTGCCCCAACAAATCAATATAAAGTAATTGAACTAAGATGCGGGTTTAATGAAAAAACGGATGGGTTTGTAAATCCATGTCAACTTATTATTGAAGATAAATTACCAAATGTAGCTGAAAGTGACAAATATATTCCTAAAAGATTTTATCCTACAGATCCATATGATGCAAATGCAGGTATATGTAATATTTTATTAACTTCTGATGATAATGGCATGTTAAAAATGTTTTCCGAAGAAGGTCAAGTATTTGAAGATAACACTATTGTTGAATTTAGATATGATTTAGATGCAGAGCCAGGATTTAAATGGAAACCATTACGTGTTCGTTATGACAAAACAGCAAAATTACGTAGAGGAGAAACTGAATATGGAAATTCTTATAAAACATGTAATGAAAATTGGAAAACAATTCAACCAACAGGTCGTATTGATGAAGATATGTTATCTACGGGTGCAAATATACCAAGTGTTCAAGTAAGTGAAGATAAATATTATAATACTCCTGCAGGCGGGTTTAAAACAGATTCAATGAAAAATTTCCATAATTTATGTGTAAAAATGAAACTTATTTGTAATGTTTCAAAACGAGGAGATACATTTATAGATTTTGCATGTGGTAAAGCAGGCGATTTATCTAAATGGAATTCTGCAAAATTATCTTTTGTGTTTGGGGTTGATATTTCTAAAGATAATTTAGAAAATCGGTTGGATGGAGCATGTGCTAGATATATAAAACAAAAACAAAAAACGGGTAAAATGATAGATGCTTTATTTGTAAATGGAAACAGTGCATTAAATATTAAAGATGGTTCTGCAATGCATAGTGATAAAGAAAAACAAATAACCAAAATGATTTTTGGAATTGGAGCAAGAGACACAGATATTGGTGCAGGTGTTGACAAACAATACGGAGTTGGTAAAACCGGATTTAATGTATCTTCATGTCAATTTGCGTTACATTATTTCTTTAAAAATCCAGAAACACTAATGGGATTTTTAAAAAATGTGGCGGAATGTACAAAACATAATGGATATTTTATTGGAACATGTTATGATGGAAAAAAAGTATTTAAAGATTTAAAATCTAAAGAACAAGGTGATAGTATACAAATTATTGTAGACGATAAAAAAATATGGGAAATAATCAAAGATTATCCGGAAGATGTTTTTGAGGATGATTCTAGTTCTATTGGTTATAAAATAGATGTATATCAAGAATCTATTAATCAATTAATAACCGAATATTTGGTTAATTTTAGTTACTTGAATAGATTAATGGAAAATTATGGTTTTAAACTTATAGATGATGAAGAAGCACACCATATGGGATTTCCTAAAGGTTCTGGTAATTTTGAAGATTTATTTATGTATATGGTTTATGAAATTAAACAAGATAATTTTAAAGAAAGTAAATATGGAAATGCTTTAAAAATGAAAGAATATGAAAAAAAAATTTCGTTTTTAAATAGATATTTTATATATAAAAAAATTAATATTGTTAATATAGATACAATAAAATTAGATTTAAGTCAATATGAGGAAGCAATAATGTATAGGTATGGTAAAGAAGGTTCTTCAAAATATTTAGGGAAAAAAAGTAAATCTAGTGAAGATGAAGATTATGATGATTATGATGAAGATGAATCTAGTAGTAGTCGTTATGAAATAATAGATGATAAAGATAAAGATTCTACATCTGATAAAGAAGATAAAGTATTTATAAAGAAAATATCTAAAAAAATTAAATTAATACCTGCAACAGAAGCAACCGAATCTAGTTAATTAAATTATGATATATAATCAATATAATCAATATAATCAATATAATCAATATAATCAATATAATCAATATAATCAATATAATCAATATAATCAATATAATCAATATAAATAACTCAACTTAAAATAAAAATATAATATATTGTATTTACAATATATATAATATATTATATATGATAGACCCACATTTTTTATTTGGTGGTAAACCAATTGCTTCTGGGGGGTATGGTTGTGTGTTTAATCCAGTTTTAAAATGTAATGGTATGAATAATAATGATAATAATGATAATAATAATAATAATGTATCAAAATTAATGTATAGTAAATATGCAATAAGTGAATATAATCAAATACAAATATTAAAACATATTTTAAATAAAATACCAAATTATCAAAATTATTTTATTATAGATAATATTACATTATGTACACCAACAAAATTACAAAAAAAAGATTTGTTAAAATTTAATAGTGTATGTTCATCTTTTTATGAACATAATATTACAGAAGAAAATGTAAATGTATTTTTAAATAAATTATTAATATTAAATATACCTTATGCAGGTATATCTTTAGATAATTGGTTAAGAAAAACTCAAACTGAAAATAATTTTAAAGATTGTAATATAAAATTACATAATTTATTATTACATGCAATTTTACCAATGAACAAACATAATATTTATCATTGTGATATAAAAGAGTCAAATTTATTAATAAAAGAGGATAAAAAAAGTGCTGGCGGTAAAAAAATAAACAATAATTTTATTCATATAATAGATTGGGGAATATCTATTATATATGATTTTTCTATAGAACAACTTATTCCACCAGCATTTCATAATAAACTGTTGCAATATAATGCGCCATTTTCAATTATTATATTAAACGAATATTTTTTACAAAAATATTCAGATTATTTAAATAATCCTAATAAAATTTCCCTGCATAAATTTGTTGAACAATATGTAACAATATATAATCATGAATATGGTGAAGGTCATTTTCATGCAATTGTATCATTTTCTGAAATTTTTATGAAACAAAAAAATAAACAAAAACAACAAGAAAAAGTAATGTCAATAATTGTAAATTATATTGTAAGTATTATAAAAAAATTCAATTTTTCTGGTATAAATCAATATAAAGGATTATTTGAGTATTTTAGTAATGTATTCATAAAAAATATTGATGTATATGGGTTTATATGGTGTTATAAAACAATTGCAGAATTTTATTATATAAATAAAAATATTTTAAGTTCATTACAAAAAAATATTTACAAATTATTAAAATATTTATTTATGAAATTTGTATTTAACCCTACAACAAAACCATATAATATTTCTCATTTATCAAATACTTTGAATAAATTAAATCAATTATTTTATTTAGAAACTAAAAAAAAAAAAATAAATATAAAAACTAAAAAATTATTTAAAATAACTCCAACTAAAGCTAAAAAAACATTTACTCCAGAATCTTATAAAACAATACAGAAAACTTTAAAAAATAAATTATCTAAGTATATATAAAATGTTTCAAAATATATGCATGCCTGCTATGATTTATTTTATTCTTGCAATTATTAGTATAATTTATTCTTTTTTAAATAAAGTATCCATAACAGTTACTATAATACATTTAATATTTGCATTACTTTGGTCAGGATTTTTAGCATGGTTATGTAGTAAAGGCTTTAGTTTATTATCTTGGTTTTTACTTTTATTACCTTTTATTTTAATTATTTTATTTTTGTTTGTATTTGTAGAATATCTAGATAAATTGAAAGGGTCTGGTTCTTGATAGTTTCAACCACCACAATAAAAGGAATATAATATAATATATTTATATTATATTACATGAGGTTAGAATTATTTGTTTTGGGATTAACAGCATTTTTTGTATATAATGCATATAAAGATGGGAAATATTTAAAAATGTTAATGTCATTTAAAAAATATTATAAAATGATATTTTATGTATTTTTAGGTGTAGGAATTTATATATTATTAAAAAAAAATCCTAAACAGGGAAAGAATATGTTATTATATGCCAATAATATGATAAAATATATGCCAATTAGTAAATCATCCATGGATTTATTTAGTCCTATTATAGATTTTACATCTAGTCATAATATGTCTAATAGCAACAATTTTTCTTTTATGGAATCTTTCAATGATTTAAATACAACTATATCAAGACCATACCAAGATAATTCTCTCCAAATGAATTCAATACATAAACCGGCAACAAAACGTTCTGTTAGTGAGACTAAAAAAAAATATGTTGCATCTAGTCAAGATTGGCATTGTGCTATTTGTAAATCTCAATTAGATCATACATTTGAAATTGACCATCGTATACGTTTAGAATATGGAGGTGGGAATGATGTACAAAATTTAGTAGCATTATGTAGAAATTGTCATGGAAAAAAAACTGCTAGTGAAAATATGTAATAAATATGTAATAATCGGTCTTTAAGTTGTTTTATAATAGTTCTTTTAAAAAAAGAACTTACAGAAAAATGCTACGCACAGTTCTTTTAAAAAAAGAACTTACAGAAAAATGCTACGCACAGTTCTTTTAAAAAAAGAACTTACAGAAAAAT